CCTTTACTTACAGCCTTAAACGGTGCATCTGCTATCTTCTCTGCTGTTACAGCACCTTTAGCAATAACATTACTAGCACCTTGTGGCATTATTTTATGTTGTGCTGCGAACTCCTGTACTGCGTTACCTCCACGCTTTGCTACATCTTTGAGTACTTGCGGTGTTATCTTGCCTACAACCTTACCTACACCATTTATAAGCGGTTTACCTATAAGCCCTGCGAGCTTTGCACCTCCTGCACCAAGCACCGCATCGAACGCTGTTTGTGTACTTAATAGATCGTTACCTTCTTCAAGTGACATACCTACACCAAACGCTGCACCTCCTGATGCAAGTCCGGGCATACCAAGAGCTACTGTTTGTATACCTCTCCCTACATCTTTCTTAACATCACCTAAGTTCCTTGGAACAGGTGCTACAAAACCACCAAGTTGTTCTTCTGAAAACTTGTCTACATCCTCTGCACTAGCTCCTGCGAGTTGTGCTACTGCCTGAAAAGGTCTAGCTACCATTGTTGTTACAGGTTTTACCAGACTCTTTAACAGTCCATCTTGTTCTGGTTGTGGTGTAGCTGTAGGTTGTTGAGGTGGTGCTTGTTGTTGTACATCACTTTGTTTAAACTGTTGGTACGCCTTTGCTACCTTCTCTGCATACGCTGGTGTGTCATACGCTACACCAAACTTATTAACACCACGCCAATTTTCTCTATATGCATTTGGTCTACCTTCCCCAGCGTTCCACATAGATGCTATTTGACCTACGTTACTACCTGTATCTTTCCATTCTTTGATACGTTTATACGTAACTTCATTTTGCTGTTGAGGTGTTGCACTTTCAAGTGTTGCATTAACCCCATATTTCTTTGATGCAGCACTCCATGTTTCCGGTGTGTATTGATACCCTCCAAACTCTTGACTTCCTCCACGCGCAGAAAAATTACCACCAGACTCCGTCTTTCTTATTGCTTTTGTTAAGTTTACAACTGATTGATCGAGTTGGTTTGGCATAATCTATATATTAGAAATCGTATAATCCTCCTTCTTCTTCTTCTTGTTCTTGCCCTTGACCACCACTTTGTTCCATAAGTCCTAGTTCCTCCAAGAAGGGTTGCAGACCACCCTTTATTATTTGTAAGTTCTTTTTAAATTGCTCTGGACTTTGACCTGTATCTAATGCTCCAAGTACGTTTGTCAAAAGTCTTATTTCAGTATCCGAAACCTGACCTAGTGCGCCACCTGTTTTAGAAGCATCACGCATAGCAGTAAGTTCTTGAAAACCAATATTTGCTTTCAAAGTATTTAATTCCGCTTTCATATTTCTTGCATCTGACCCCGGTATAACATCCAACCAACTACCAAAACCTGTTGTCCAACCACTAACCGCTCCTATAATAGAATCAATAGTTGTGTCCATTCTATTTATAGCTTGTGCCCTGTATGGCGATATTTGTGTATTTGCAGTATTTTCCCCAAGTGCTGTTAGTTGAGCTACTGCACCACGAGCTTCTGCTGGTACATTTTCAATTTTCATTCTTCCGCTGTTTATAAGGTCTGCATACGCTACTGCTGAGGCTTGTTCTCCTTCACTTATTCCATTTACACTTCCACCTCCAATACCACCACCTACCTGCTTATATCCTCCTGTTTCTGTGTCATACTCATACCGTATTTGATCCTTACCAAGACTAAAGCCTGACGGTGTTTCACCACGTTCTGATGCTATACGGTCTTGTTCTGACTGGTATGCGCCCTGTGCTACCTGTGCTGTCCTACCTGCTGCGCTTTCTTGCAGTGCAATATCCGCAAGCTCTTGATTGCTTCTTCGTCTATCCTGTGTTGCACCTTGTACCGCACCTGCTCTTGTACCACCAGAACGGTCTAGTATTTCTTCATACCTTCGCCTAGCTTCAAGGTCTGCTTCTTCTCTCTTACTCTGGATATCCGCAAGTCCTTGTAACGCAGTATCTCTTTCTTTCTGTATATTAGATGCTTCTGTAGGATTTTCTAAAGAGCGTAAGTACCTTAGATATGCTGGGTCTGATGTTCCTTTACTCTGTGTTTCCTCTCTCCCTTGATTTGCTTTCAGGTCTGCAAAACCACTATTTATAGTAGCTAGTTTAGCCTGTGCATCTTGCACACCACTAGCAAAATCCTGTCCTGCTGGTGAAAGTGTTGGTGCTGTTGGTGTTACGCTAGATTGTACAGGAGTATCTTTTTTAGTTTGTAAATAAGAACCATCTGGTGACAATTTCTTTGTAGCTCCAAAATCTTTCCACGGTTGAGAAGGTTGTTGAATCGAAGAAACAAAATTACTTTTTGGTGTTGGTGTCACTTTCTTAGGTGTAAAAGCAGTACTAGAACTCCCAAGCGATGCTCCTGTTCTGTATTTATCTATATAGTTTTTTCTTGCTGTTGCCATGATAATTATGTTAAACCGCTTGCATTTTGGTCTGGGTAATAATAATTGTTCGTTCCGATACTTCCCACCTGCGATGGTGAAATGTATGCACCTTCTTCTGTCTCGCCTTCATTAATAATCATCTGACTCATAAGACCACCAATATCAGGGTTAATCCCTGCTTCGTTACCTCCATCATATAGCATCCAGTAGTCTTTTGCTCTCGCTCTATCGTTCTGATTCTGCCAATACAAAGCAATAGCTCTGTATGGAATAGCTGGCTGGTATGCTTCCGGTATCGGTGAAACTTGACCAATAGTGTACGTTGCAGAACCTGCGGATATTGCAGTACCTTCATACGGTTTTGTAAGAGTAATATGTGTTGCATCTGTAAACGCACCTACTTCATACCAAAAACCATCACCTCCACCTGCTGCGGTTGTATCAGTAATCTTTATATATCTGCCTACCATGTCTGCTGTCCATGTTGTGCTATCTCCAACAATAGCAGTACCCTCATTTGCTACAGATACAATAGTTCCTGTTGTGTAATCTGCTATAGATAAGTCACGCACTCGCACTCGACCACGTAGTGTTATCTTGTTTGATGATGTAGATGGTATTGGTTGTATGTAATATTTTGTATTCTCCACGTATGTAAACACTGGTACGTTAGACTCTCCCATGTTCATTTGTTTTACTGTTTTCCACTTCGTAGGATCAAATATCATTTCTGGTGAATATATTGTATCTCCTGCTGAACCAGTACCACTATAAATGTACATATCTATAAGTTTCCTAAACTTATTTGGTATCTCGTACCCTTCTTGACTTGCTACCGTCACCATATCTTTTGTAGTTTCAAGAAAGCGCAACTTACCACTATGCAAGTTACATATAGTACGTACAGTGTCATTCATGTAGCCGTCTAGAGTTGTCATTTTCGTAGTATCTGAGGTATCAACATTACAACCCTGTGCTATATCTGTTCTTAAATTTGTATATGTTTTCATGATTATTTTGTTATTTGAATATCCTCATTACTGACGAGTGCCATCTTAATAAATTCATCATCTCCAAGGAATGTCAAACACCCTTTTATCTGAATACGTGTATTGTTCTCACCTATAGCCATACTATCATACGACTTAATCTGCCCTGATATTGTAGGATTAAGTTTAATCCACTTTTGGAAACGTGCTTTTGCTGTCGTTGTGGTAGCTCCTGTTACTGCTGTATCTATTGTAACAGTATACGTTCCACCTGCTTCTGAGATGTTAGTAATATGTACACATGCACCACTTCCCACTCCTTGTGTAAATTCAACTTCACCACCTACTGTACCGTTAAAGCCTGTAGATGACGGATCATAGGATGTCTGTACATCTGTAGTGGTAGTAAATGATGTAGTATTTACCCATGTAATATCAGCGTATACAGGTTCTTCTTCATAAAGACGATATTTGAATACTATAGAATCACCACTGTCAAGCAGTCTCTTGTGGATAGCCCACAATCTTTCCCATTTATCCTCTATCTGTATAGAATCAAACCAGTTAGTTACAAAATACCCTTTCTTCTGTGTAGTATTTGTTGAATCATCATAAAAAATACCAAAATGAGACGGTGTAGATGTTGTGCTGTCTAGTGCGTACTCCGCACCTACAAGTAGGTTACCATTCCGAGATGATGAATCATCTCCTATGTCTACATTAGCAAGACCTCCTACCGCCCATACCCTATTCTGACCATAGTCTGTGATTGTGGTAGTTCCTCTGGGCGTATATGAAAGTGAATATTTATGTACAAAACCAAACTCTTGTGACCATTCCCACAAACCAGACGGACAATTTTCTGGGATTGTATCGTTTGCATCTTCATAAATGTTACGTATAAGTACAAGAATAGTATTATTCTTTTTATCTACCACCATTCCATGTGCTGACATATATCGTGCGTTGCTTGTTCCGGTTGCTGTACCTTTTGCAAAGATATTACCAAAAGGTAATCTCCCTACTTCCTCAAATGTTGAACCAGTAAATTGACTCAGTACTCCGTTAGAATCCATAGCAAACGGTACATCATCTTTTACCACTAATGAAAGTACCTCATTTGCATCACTGTAAAATATATCTGTTGCTTGCGCCACTACACCATCCCACCTATAAATAGCAGCTCGACCATTCTCTTGAATGGTATTTATTGTACCTATCCATATAGAATCTGTTGTTTCTGCCATAGATGTTAAAAACACATCTGATCCTAAATCTATAGTGTAATCTCCTGATGAAGAATATGCACCTGCGTTACTTATAGACTCCACACCACTCCCTTGTATTATATAAAGTCTATCTGTTTTTCTAAAATATTGTAAAATCCCTGCTGTTGGTGTTGCAGTTGTTTGTGTCCAGCTTCCTCCTGCTGTTGTTTTTGTATAGAGTCCTGCATCATTTGATACCCATAATTTACCATCAAACGTAGCTATGTCTGAATCACTCGTATACGTTGTCACATATCCTGTATCTGTGTTCTCTGAAAAGGCTGCACTCGGGTATGGTGAGGAACTATTAAATACTCTTGTACCTGCTACTGTCCATATCTCATTTTTAAACGCTACAAAGTTTACAGGAAGTCCTAAGTTAGAATCTGTTACCTCTGTTGAGTTTGTTATAAGCCGTGGTGATACACGCATTATACCTACATTAGATTGTAGGTCTAAGTTCATAGAAGACCATATATTTCCACTCGCTTTAGAGTTACCTCTGTTACGTTGGTAATATGTGTAGTTGCCGTCTTGTGAGGGGAAATTATTTATCATGTTGTTATTTTTATAACTGCAAAGTTAATATCTACAGCATCACTATCTGCAGAACCAGAATTATTTGTAATAGTAATATCAAACGCTCCGTTGGTTACATCTGTAACACTCACCGTATAATTACCTGATGCACCGCCAAGTTGCACATTCACAATAATTACATCTGTACTAGATACTTTTGTATTATTGACAGTAAATGTTTCAAATGCTCCTGCTCCTAGACTTGCATTATGTGTTGTGATTGTTCCTACACTACTATCAATAGTTACATCTGTAGCTTTACTTGTAGCTTGCGTTACTGTCGTACGACCAGTTATGGTTAGTTGAGCAACATTAAGATTTGTGACATTAAAAATAACAAACTCGGTAGACCTAAACGCTTCCCCAAGTACTTTCACACTTGTGTAATCAAGTGGAAGTTTAAGCTGTCTACTTTCCCTCTCTTTCTTCCACTTTAAAAGCTCCGCAACGTGCGTTTTAAGTGTCCGTATTTCTCTGTTATTTTCAGTTGCCATATTATTTAATTCCTAAGAACAACTTTATCCATGTCTGTAGATACCCTGTGACGATACCTGTAGCGACCATTGACGCTGCGACCCACTTCATGTACCCACTTCCTTTTGCTACGTCTGCTTTGACTATGTCATATGCCTTATCACGATCTATCTCTCCTTTAATATGTGGGTATATCTCTGACAGCATTTCTTTTATATCTTTTACTTTATCATTTAACTCTTCACGCAATCCATTCATAGCAGTGATTGTCGACCTACCTTCCATCTTTTGTAATTGTTCATTAGTCACACACATGATTAGAACATCATTACTTTGGGTGTGAAGGTGGGTGCTGGTGGATCTACCTCATTCAAATCAATATTTTGAATATACCCTGTGTTATTAGCTCCGTCTGACCCCGTGTGCATAAGTAAGCCGTACATATACTGCCATTTTGTACTTGTTCCAAAACCTGATACAGAAAGTGTGTCTATTAGACTTGTTCTACCTGAATCACTGTATATTTTCAGAGTCACAGTATCACTACTTGCCGTTCGTGTATATGTACAATAATAAGTAGTATTAGCGGACAAACTCTGGTATGAATCATTTGCAACAAACGCACCCCTAATAAGATATATTCTAACTGTTCCAGAAACATAGATAACATTCCAGCAGTCCGTAGTTGCAAGATTTGCCCTTGTTTCTGTGGCTGGCGTGGCTGTGTTTACAAAACCTGGACCGAACTGTGCGTTAGATGTAGATGAACTTGATAGGTATGTTTCAAAATCTACATCTAACGCATTAAAGTGATCGGTTCCTTTATCTTTGTACACGTTGTAAGTTTGAGAGTCATCAAAATTAATACAGTCAATCTTTGTCGATGTGACAGTTATATCTGAACCAGGGTCTGTCTCAGTATATGTTGTAAAATCTTCTACTGCCATATTGTTTTTATATCAGACTGATAAGTAGTAGCGTTTTTAAGGGCTTCTTTTTTTTCAGCCCATACATCTTGTCTTAAAGTATCTTTCTCATCTGTGGGAACTGTAAGACTATAATCTTCGGTAAAGACCTGCACTCTAAGAGTTGAGATTCTCTCTGCCACTATTTGATTGACAGAGTTCCATTTGTTCTTAAAGTCTAGCCATTCACCTTTTGTTATTTCACCATCTGTAAACAACAGCCCTTTTTCGTTATGCTTTATTCGTAGTCGCTCCTGTACCTCATACAGAAATTCTACTTTCTCCTTTTGAGAACCAAGACTCTTATACTTAGTTACTACCCTTTCTTTGATTTGTGAAAAAGTTGCCATATTACGATTCCAATACAGCTAAATATACCGTCAACCCTTTAGCTGCGGTTGTATGAACAGCATCTATATCAATCGTTATTATATCACCTACTGCAAGTGCTGTAGTAGTAAGGTCTGGTGGAGTTGCTGCTGTAGTTGTAGTCTTTTCTGTGGTATCGAAATCTAACTTATTAGTTGTCATTATTGATGTACCGCCAATACTAATATCTACAACCATAGTTCCTGTAGTTCCTGCTGTACTGTTAGTAGCGTATAGATAGAAAGGTGTTGTATCACTTTGTTGAATTACACCTGCTATTGGTGAGACAAAATCACCTGCAATATTCGTAGCTGTCGCACAGTCTGTTGCTGCTTCTACTAGGTTAAATGAAAGCCATCGTAAGTTTCTCTTTGAGCCTTGTAGTCCATCTGGTGTTACAAACGCTGTTGTACTTGTACCTGTGTCTGTATCTGCAATAGACGCATCTGACAACGCCTTTACTGCTGCTATGTCTGTAAGCTCTGAGTCCATCAATGCTCCTGCACTGGTTACGTTTGCTGTGTCTGTTACGTCTGCGTTAGTCTCAACGCTGTCTGCTTTTGTCTGTAGTGCTGAACCTGCAAGTGACGCTGGTGTAACGTGACGTACTGCATCTGTACCTGTATCTGTTTCTGCTACCGTTGCTGATTCTGATATACCAGAAACAGTAATACTCGCTGTTGCTTCATCACCTGTATTAGTGTTGGAAGTATTTCCAATCACAACAGCTTCTGCATCAGTCACATAATTCTTATCAGTACTTTCAGTTACATCATCAGTAACAATATTTGTTGGACTATTTATCACTGGAGATGTCAGTGTCTTATTCGTCAACGTATCTGTAGTTGCCTTCCCAACAAGAGTGTCAGTAGCTGCTGGAAGTGTGAGTACTGTTGTTCCTGCAATTGCTGTTGCTTTGACTACGGTTGTCCCTGATGTTGACCCTGCGTGAATAAGTTTATCTGCATTAAATGTCTTAGCTCCTGTGATTGTCTGGACATCTGCAAGTACCATGTCCCCTGTCCCTGCCACAGTTTCAAATGTGGGTGCTGAAGTAGCACCGTTTGACTGCAACACTTGACCAGAAGTACCAAAAGCAAGTTCTACTACATCCCCATCAGTATTTGAATAAAACAATCTCCACGCTGTTTGATCTACAAACTCTGTGAGGTTTGTATATCCACCTGCCGCATCGACCAAAAGACGCCCTGTTGCTGGGTCAACCTTGAAAGGTGTTGGTGTTGTACTATCAGTACTCGATACTCCTATCGCTACTGTTACATGATTGTTGTCTCTGATTGCATCAGTCATACTAATAATTTAATCTATTAAAACTTCACCATCTGAATTTACATACACCGGACAAGGCGTACCGTCTACAGAATTTACCGCCATGAGTACATTCTCAAAATTCTCATCACGTATAGCATCTGTATCTGGTGTAAAACCAATAGTATTTACAATATCAGTCTTCATCCCTCCATTTACAGGATTTACTGCAATAGGTACCAGCGTAACTCCATCAGAGTAAAGTACCCCTAATTTTGTGGCTACGTGATTATTGTCTCTTATTGCGTTTGTCATGTTACTCGTTTTTAACTAGAATTAAATCAAACCCTGCTGATATATCTGGTGTTGTCCCTGCTACTGCTGGTGCTGCTAACCAAACATCTGCAAATTCACTAACAAATTTATATGGATTGTAAGTTTTTAGTGTCCCTGAACTTTGAGGTGTTACACCCCAATATCCATGTAAAAACTTCCCATCTCCTACACTTGTTGTGTTTCCAGCCCATAAATGCTCCCATAGCACAATATCTGCTGAGGGTGTTGTACCACTCACCTTGTTAATAGTTGCATATACATTAGTTATGTATGCTTTATAGTTTCTAGGGATTGTGTAGTGGGCCATCAATGTTTGTCCAAAACCTGTTGGTATTTCTGCTGTTACTGTTGCATCTGTTTGTGCTGTTACTGATATAACACCGGCATTTACTCCACCACTACCTGCACCATGAATATGAAATCTATTTATACGAAGATATGATTTTGTTGTTTCCACATCTGTTTGACCATTTAATACTACAAATTCTGACTGTTGGTCAAAGTTACTGTCTAATCCACTTTTAATATGTGCCACTACTGCTCCTGTACTACCTGCTGTGACAACCCTATAACTGTCCCCTACTGAATTAAAAGTACCGTGGTGCATCTTTACTACAGAAAGCTCTGTTTCACTCACAACTGCTGTAACTATTGAATGGTCTTGTGTTGTATCATTTAAAACTATATCCCCTACAGCTACAGTATCAGTAGAAAATGTTGCTGTTGAGTCAATTAAACTCACAGCACTTTTAGTTGTGGGTGTTCCTGATGAAAGTACTGTACCTGTATCTGCTGTACTTGTAGATACCACATCATGCAATCTTGCTTGTGTTGGTGGCACATATACACCTCCAGCGCTCCATATATCATCCCCTGCTGCGGTACTAGGGTTCCTACCAAACTTCAACACTGGTGAATGTCCGTTTGCTGTACCTTCTGCTATTTCTAGTGCTGGATCAACAATGGGTACATGATTTCCGTCTCTGGGTACTATATTACTCATATTACATTTTCTTTAAGCCTTATAATCGCTCGTTCTAAAGTTCCTCGTTCATCTTTCAACACCTTACGTTCTAGTTTCAATTCTGCCTTTCTGCTCTCTATAGAGTCATAACCATTTTCAATAAGAACTCTATCCACATTTATTTGCTTTTTCATGTCTGCAAAACCGTTTTCAACACTTTTTACACGTTCATTCCACGCTTCTGTTTGTTTTGTGAACGTATTTTGCAACAATTTAAACTCATCATGTACCTCTGTTAGAAATGTAGCAAATTCAGATGATGCTTTTGATAAGTCCTGTATTTCCTTGTAATTCTCTTGCGCTTCCCACAATACTTTCTCACTTTCCTTAATGACTTCCTGTATTTTAGCAAGTGCCATTACTTCTCGCTCCTTTAAATACACAGTTTCACTATCTTTAAGCTCCAATAGAGTAGCTTTCACCTTTCCCACAGCAACATTTGTATCTGCAAGTGTTTGTAGTGACTCCATCTTCTGTTTTTCGATTGTGTGAATATCCATATAACTGATGGTGGTGCTTGCAACCACTTAATGTCTCTGCACACCAGCTTTCGCTAGTTATGCGAGTAGTTCTTCTAGTTTATCTTTTCCTAAACGTGCATTGAACTTAATACCACGTGTTTCTAATTCTTTAATTACGTCTGATTTATCTGAAAACTTACTTTCTACTACTTCCGTTTCAGTCTTTTCTTTAATATCTGGTACTAATACTTCTACCGCTGCATTGTACTGCTCTATTTTAGCCATCATTATTTCAGTTTCAGATAATGTCTTTTCTTTCGCTTCTGTGTACATTTCAGTCAAGAAAGATGCTTTTACCTTTTCAAGACTTTCTTCACTCCATACAGGCTCACCTGTTGGTATACCAGCTTTATCTACCTTTGCACCTTTGTTTAAAACAGTCTTTGCAAGGTTTTTAGCCATTAAATGACCTATTGCCCATGGTAATACGATACTTTCACCTGCTTGTAATGGTTGTCCTGAACCTCCAAAGATAGGCTGACTATCGTACATAGCGCCAAGTTCAGGTGTAAATTCAAAATCAGTATCGTTTTTGAATGTTACTACTTTATTTGTATTGTTGTTCATTTGTATAAAGTTATTTTATAAGTAAGGGCTTTGTAATTCCCTTAGCGATACCGTATCGCACTCACCCTCTCACTAATGAGAGAGTTAAGCGATAAACTATCGAATGTTTGCCATAACAAGATGACCTCCATCAACTGCTCCTGCTACAACTGCGTAACCAAGAGTTTGTTCGTCAAATGCTCCTTTAGCTGTAGTACCTTTTACAACTTGTCCTACGGTATCATCACCTGTTACGAATGATTTACCAACTACAAGTGCTTCTCCAGAAAGTACACGCCCTGTACCGTTTGTAAGAATCCATCCGTAATCTGCTGCTGCAAATGTTGCTTGTGCGATACCCTGCGCCATCTGTACTTTAGAAGTGATAGCTGCTGGGTCTACATAGTTCATTGAGATATAAGTAAGATCTGAATCTGAAACTGCAAGTGCTGTACCAAGTGCGCTCTCTGGGTAGAGAGTGAAAGTGGTTGCGCTGTTAGTTCGGATCTTGAAAATCTGTCCTATACCTGTTCCTGCATCTACTACACCAACACCATCTTCATATGCTCCCACTGTAAGAGTGTTTGCTGCTCGTGTTGCGTATACGATACGACCTTGACCATCTGTTGAAGATGAATAGAGGTCTGAACTACCTACTGCATCTGGTACTGCTACAAGACTTGTAGCGAGTGCTGACTGCGCTCGTACATAAGTCCATTCACGACCATCTGGTGTAGATGCTCTTTGTCCAAGTTTAAAACTACCTCGTGCTGTAGTTGTGTCTGTTACGTCTTGAAATGTTACTGAGTTCATATTTATTTTCAGGTTTAGGCTCTTAACCCTCCCCTATTTGAATTAGCAATTCTTATAAGTTTGTTCTACTGACTTGCCCACACACCAGATTGAGCAACTGTGTACCATGTATCTACACCATCTGACACAAGTGTTAGATAATCGTTTAATACATTAGTAGCTGCTGTATTTTTGATGCCTGTACCTCCTGCTGGTGCTACAGATGCTCCAGCATTGTTAGCAGCTTTTGTAAGAATATTCTCACTTCCTGCTGGGTCAATAAGGATTTCTCCTGATGCTGAACCACAAATAAATGTGAATACCAAACCTGCTGTTGCTGCTGATGGTAGTACAAATGTTTGTGTTGCTGATGCCTTTGTAGCAATCATAATCGTTCCTGATTCTGATGTTGTCAAAGTGTCACCTGTACCTGTTAGTTGAATTTCTGATGTACCTCGTACACCTGTTGTAGCACCTGTAAAAGTAACTGCACCGCTTAATGCAACTGTACTTGTAAAAGCTACTGCCTGATCTGTATTAAGACCATGAAATTTTACAACTGGGACGAAACTTTCTAATTTTGTACTCATAATTTGTGTTACCCTCTCTCACCTTAATGAGGTAAAAGGCTTATGTTAAATCTATTAAGTAGTTCCTGCCATTGTTCCACATAATCGTGGGTTTGTTCCTACAAAGTTACCTGCGTAAATTAGGTATCCTACTTTTGTAAGTTGATCTACAGGACTCATCATTTGTCGGAACTGGAAGCCACGTGTTGACTTTACATTTCCCGGTACTCCAGAAGGTGTTGCATCGCTAGTCTTCTTGAAGTTAGCCTTTACAATAGTCTCATCTTTGTAATCAAATCCTACAAAACCAAAACCTTTCTTGTTCACCATGAAGAACTTACCTGATGGTACTTGTTCATCTTTTGCAATCGGTGTACCTCGGAAAGATAGATATATAAATCCTTGATCTGCACCATTACCTGCGTTTCCTGTTACACCTCCCCATGCGTTCATCTTAGGATAACCAGTAGTTGAGAAGTTCGCTCGTACTGATGGTGTTAAAAGACTTTCGTATGTTGACCAAATTGACTTAGTAGTGAAAGCGCAATCTGGTGAATCTACACCAATAGTTACTGCATCGTCTGCGGTAGCTAGTTTAGCAAGTGTTAAAGCACCTGTTGAAGCTAGGTAGTAACCCTCGAATGAAGAGTAAGTTGATCGTGCAAGTGAACCATACGTAGCAAAAAGAGTTGAATCAGATGCACAGTTTGCAAGTGAATCCCAATCATTACCAGTACCGTTACCTGTGTAAAGGTTTTCACCCATTACATTCATAAGTGATTGTGCTTGTGAATCAAACTCTGTTGAGAGTAGGTCTACAATCTGTTCATCACCCATGTTTGCTGTAGCTTCTGCGATTGCAACTACTACAGGCTTGTTTGTTCCTTTAAGGTTAAATTCTGCTTGTGTTCGTACATTCTCTCGGCTTGAATCAAGTTTATCTGCAATACCCATGTTCCCACCATTTGTAGTATCTTGGTATTTAATTCCAAACTTGTAAGATGTACCAGTTTTCCATTCTTTAGGCTGTGACAAAAATGTCATAAGTCCCGGTGTTCCTGTTGTTACAGTATCGTGTATCTGTGGAAGGATATATTCACGAGTTGTTGTTGTAACTGCTTCGTTGAAGATCATAGTTAATTTTAATTATTGAGACTCCTTAGATAATCAGACGCATTTTCAAAGTTTGAAGGGTCAAGTTGACTGCCTTTAGCACCTACACCTTGTGTAGCAGAAACAGGATCATTACGTTTTGCAATATTCTCTGCTGTCGTTTTCTGCACATTCTTAGTGAGTGCTTCCATGGCTTTCATGTTCGTATGAGCCATTTTTAGGTCTTGAAATCCATACTTTGTCGCATGGAGAAACAATTTGTTTTCATCAAGTGCTGAATCTTCTTTTTTAAGACTATCCAACTGTTCAACAACTGCATTTTCAGCATTTTGTCTACTCTCGACTACTTGTTGTTTCTCCGCTTCCATTTCTGCACGTAATTCAGTTTTTGCAACATTTATAGTCTCTCTATAATTCTGCGGTACATATTCTGGATTAGCGTATACATCTTCTTTAGGCTTCTCTTCTGGTAAATTGTCTCGCTTTAAATCTGCAAGTTCTTGCGACTTTCTTGTATATTCAGGTGAAAAGTTATCTTTCCATTCTGTTGCAAGTGTCGCCCCGTCTACTTTTCGACCATCTGGTAACTCAAATAGTTCTTCTTCCGGTGTCTCTGTAGACGGTTCAGGAGTTTCTTCTGCTGGTACTTCGCTTGGTGCTTCTTCACTGCTAGGTACTACAGTTTCTTCTTCTGGTGTTGTTGTTTCTTCTGGCATAATTATTACGACTGCCGTTATATAACTTGGTCAAAATGACTGCTATACACCGCTTGGTCAAAGATTATGTTTGTAATGTAGTTTAATGACATTACGGTCAGTGTTTATGCTTGTGGTTCCGACTGTACAACCTGTTCTGGTGTCAAAGATCCGGGGGAAAATGGTGCTGGCATCTGTTCTTGCTCTATACCTACAGCTTCCATGGGGTTTTGTTGGTATAACACCGCATTTTTGGATAATTCCTTTGCATTGTCATACTTTGCAATCTCTAGGTAGTCTGCTGGTGAAATATAACCTTGTGCAACGTCATTTTGTGCCTGTTCAAACTTAAATTCATCATCTACAGGCAATGTTTTACCTGCAATGATAGTAAGCTCTGATCCTGTCTCGAAATCGTCTTGTATAAGCTCAATAACCTCTCTAGCACCCTCTTTCCCCATCCATTTAGCATAATGAAACTCTGTATATCGAGTTTTAGCCATTTGCATACTCCATGAAAACATTTCATGTGCTACAAAGTCCACAACCTGCACAAGTTCATTCAATCGTAAGAAAGATTGTTGTATAAGTGCCAATCTACCTGCTTTTGTCTCCTGTCCTTCTCGTTCACCTCTGAAAGCACTTGTTGCAGCCATAATATTGTCAATCTCCTGTCGTGAATCCTTCATATCATCAAATACCATCTGTGGAAGTGGCGAACCTGTTTCACGTTGTACACCTGCAACAACACCTTTACCCCAAATAATACCTCTTGTTTCAAAACGTATACGTTGTGCATCTGCCTTCTCCATCACTTCTGCATCAACTTTAATAACACCATTAGCAAGCTCTGCGTTCTCTCCAATGTCCATTTTCCGCTTGTCAATACTAGCTTGTAGGCTTAGTGAGAGCGTTATCATGTCTGTACGTCCAATGGGTGTATTATCATTATTAAATATGGTAGCGAAAATGTATGGTTTCCGTGGTACATCAAAGTAATTGAAGAAATATGGCTTATACATGCCCTCTTCGCCCTCTTGTGCCTTCCTTTGCTCTTGATCTTGCTTAATTTCCTGTAGCTTGTTCCTTCTGTGTGTTGTATTAAGTCCTTTTTCCTCATCTGTGCTATCAAGCTCCTCTCTTTCTTCTTCTGTGACGAGTACACCGTCCCAATCCCAATATGGGTTTTTGATAGTATCGAGAATGATATTATCTAACTTAAAGATAACGTGAGTCTGAATCCATGCTTCTTGGTATATTACATCAGGATTACGTATGTATAAATCCTCATCAGTAGCAAGACTATACTTTTTCATCAAAGCCTCTCTTTTTTCAGGGAAACGCTCAATAACTGATGCGAGGTTGTCTTCTATTTCCTCAATAGCAAATTCACTATCAAGTTCTTTCCGTGAGTTCTTGCTAAACCGTACTTTACGTGGATCTATAGCCTTGAAGTCAAAATCATTCGTTGCTGGGTTCCAGTAAGGTTTGATTACAAGTAATCTACTGAAATACAGGTTCCTCAATGCCATTCGTACCACTTCCTTTGAATTAAGGTCTGTATATTTCTTTCTAAAGAAACTCTCTAGCTTTCGTGCAAAGTCTTGTGCCTCTTCACCATCTCTTGACGGTAATATATTTATTCCCGGAGGATTAGCAATTAAAGAGTTAATTACTGCTTCCATGTTCACAAAGATACGATTTGCTTGTGTTATGTGCTTTTTCTGTTGGTGAGGTACACCTTTAAGCCATTCTGCGTTATTTGCGTATACATTTGTATTAGTTCTGTATGTTTTCTTTATTGTTTCCCATACAACCTCCGAAGATGCCCACCTGTTGTTGATGAGTTTTACTTTTTGGTTATCATCTAATGAAGTAATATCAATTTTCATAAGTAACAAAAAAAGACGAATACTCAAAAAAGAGTACTCGCCTTTTGTTTAAGGGTTGTCGAGGGTATTGCATTAATCGTACCACATGTATCTATTTAGTGTCAAACCTTGCAGAGTACAATGTATCTGCTCTGTTGATTTGTTTTATATCTCCGTTCTTATCAAAGTGCAATGTAGCACTCCCATTACGAATGTAAAACACTTCACTGTCTATAAGAGTATTAAACACATCAAAGTACTCTTGAAATAAAAGAAACTTTGACGCTTCCTCATCAGCTATGTATACAGGTATTTTATTCATTATTTTCTCTAAACATCGCACTCACATCATATACATTGTCAGCATTTATGACAGACTTCTTATTTGTCATTTCATCATCACTTACAAACACCCCCGCCCCACGGCTTAATACTGCAAGTCTGTAGTACAGTGAAGCGAAACAGAAGTGATCTTCTCCCGTAGTTGAACCCCAACAGTTATGTACTAGCACCCCATTTGCAAAGTATTCTGGTGTATCTTCAACAGTCAGATTATAAACTCTTTCTTTTTTTCCAAGACTGTCGATTATAGTATTTGTCTCCACATTTCTTACTACAGTATTTTCCCCCTCTCTTATGTCTGGTAGTACATTCTTTCTTACATTCCAAGCAAGAGAACTTCTTAAAGTCTTTAGTAAAAAAGTTTTCTCTACCATGTTTCTTAAAAAAGGTTTTAGCTTTTGCTGTTTTTTTCCATTCATCAAATCCAGTAAACCACTTCTCTTTCGTATTTTTGGTAAATCTTCTTTTTGCCCATGATGGGTCTGCGTAGTAGATTTTAAAGTGGTGTTTATAGTGTTCTTTTCTAGATAACGCTTCCAAGTTATCTGGCGAATTATTAGACGGATTATGGTCTTTGTGATGTACAATAAAACCTTTTGGAATATCACCAAAGTTATCTTTATAAACTTCTTGGTGTAACCTCTGAATACCGAGTTTCCTATATTTCTCTGACGGTCTAAAGTAATTACGGTCTGTATAACTTTTAGAGTTAGAGTATCTACTAAATGCAATATCTTTATATATAATTGTTTCTGTTGCCATATATAAACATTACCATCTAATGGTATAGAGCGCAACTGTTGCAAACCATTACTAGTAAAGACTGGATGGTCACCAGTTCCACACAATCCACCTCTAGTAATCACGCTATCAAGTCTATTCATTGTTAAAGAAACTTTTTTAAATCCATCTCTTGTTAAAACTCTATCCCCTTCTTTTATATCTTCAATATTTCTATCTCCAAACTCTGTTATTACTTTTGTACCAGCAATAAAACAATACCGCTCAATCCCTTTATTGTTTACAACTTTCTCTCTCCGTAAAGTCTCAAAGTGCTTTATGAACATATTGAAATCTTTATCAGGTTGTACCCCAATCAGCCACTTCGCTTCAATCATATCAGTAAGCATACTGTCCAATATTCTATCTCTATGAGAATAAACAATATTATTCTTCTCACCCTCACCCCACCATACGATTGTCTGTGGATTGTTTTGATTTTCCATGAAGTACGACATCCTCATCCAGCTATACTTTTCTGTGTAGTATTTGGATGCTGTACTATCCGGCATAGCATCAATCACTCCAGCTGTAGGTTTCCAAAACTTAATAATATCATCAAGATCACTCCATTCACTGAATCTACCCACTTTCAGTATTCCTAGTTCACTACCAATCACATAATGTTTAATATTTCCTACATCAATACCAATGTATATATTTCCAGTAGTAGCAAGGTCTTTTGGTGTCCATAAATCAAGTATCGTGGTTTTCGATACAGATAAATCACCCGGACTGTATGATAATCCTAATACAAAGTTATTAAAGTACGCTGGGTCACCTTCGCTATCTTCTATAATCTCCCCTGCACTAATCCAACAACACATTAAATGAGATATGTGGTAACCGTTCCATCCTTGTGGATTTTCTTCTGAATACCCTTTACTTGGCTGTTGTGCTACCCACTCCCCATTACGTATCACATCCTTTTCTATCTTACCTTTACATTCTCGACACTGGAACTCTTTAGTTTCTATGTTGATAGAGTCAGGGAATATAAGGAACTGTGAGTGATTACAATGAGGACACACAATAGTCCATTCTTTCTGGTCACTCTTTTGGAAGGCTAAGTCTAATTCATCGCGTTCAGTTCCAGGGTTTGAGAATAGCCAACGCCCTTTATACTCACTCGCTTTAATACGTGACTTGTATGTTTCAATAGCTCCTTGATCTGATCGTGAAATCTCATCATGTATCAATAGGTCTGCTGTCGTTGAGATAGCTGCGGTCTTTGAGTTTGTACCTTTAAAAAATATGAAGCGGTCATTCAACTCTTTACGTTCAATGTTATCTGTAGCCATTCCTTGAAACTCATGCACGTTTGTCTGTACAATCTTATTAAACTTAGATGATACAAACTCACTCACATCAGAGTCAGAACTCATAGTGTAAATGATGTTGAAATGTAGATATTTAACAGCAAACAATGCTTTTACAGAGAAGGAAACTGATTTTCCCACCTGCGCACAGGCTGTCACCACAATATTAGGTGAAAAGTCTGTAAGTATATCTAATAGAAAAGGTCTATCACTGAAATCAAAAGCATCACCTTTTTCATTGACTATCCCCTCCTGCACAATCCACTCTAGGATTGAGAAATATTGTTTATCCTGTTTCTTCATCCTTATTTACAATTACAGTTTCAGTACCAACAAGTGAGATCGTTACTGCCGTAGCGCTCTCTAGTGCAAGACGTAATACTTTATATGGGTCTACTATTCCATCGTCGAACATGTTTACTACTTTCTTTGTTTTAAAATCTATCCCCATTTCCCCTTTGATAGTCTGCGGATATCCTATAGAATCCATACCTGCATTTTTCATCATCTGAATCTGAGGTGTATGTAAAATACTCTTAAACATAGGCTCTTTCACATTACATACAGACAACGCAGTCCCACCTCCTGCAACAATCCCCTCCTGCAACGCTGCTTGTGTTGCATTGACAGCATTTTGAAACTTGTATTTCTTAGCATTAAACTCTGTATCTGTGTATGTTCCTACTCGAATAACTCCAATACCTCCAGTGAGTTGTGCTAGACGATCCTGTAATTGCATCTTTTCATACTCACTTGTGGTTGACTCTATCTGTCCCTCAATATCTTTAATTCTAGTATCAAGTGTTTCTGTAGACTTACCACCGATAATAGTTGTTGTATCTTTCGTTACAATAACCTTTTCAGCCCTACCACATAACTCAACTCCTGCTTCATGCAGTTTCATTCCCATTTCTTCACTGATAACCTTTGCACCTGTAAGTGCTGCCATATCGAATAAGAAATCCCTAGCTGGTGTTGCGGTAAATGGGTTCCGAACACAAGCTATTCCTGCAACTCTATTCTGTGCATTTTGTGCAAGTGTTCCAAGTGCTACAGAGTCAACATCTGTGGCAATGAAAAGAATGTTTTTACCTGTACCAATGGAGTTAAGCAATGAAATAACCTGCTCATTCATACTAATTTTACGGTCAACAAGCACTATATAAGCGTCTTCTAGTACTGTTTGCATGTTCTCATGGTCATTCACAAAGAATGGTGATATAAGCCCACTATCAAACCTTGCACCCTTTACCACTTCTTTTGAATACCCAAGTTGTGCACCCTTTTCAACAGTCACCACACCATTAATACCTATTTCCTTAATCACTTCTGCTATAAGTTTAGCCACATCTGCATCAAGACTGGAAATAGTAGCAATCTTTTCAATATCATCTTCTGTTACATCTCGTTTATTCTTCTTTAGTTCAGTCAATACTTCTTTCAATCCTGTTTGTAGACGTTCCTTAACTTCTCGTATTTTTGAGCTATCACTCTCTATTTCTTCAAATGCTTCTTTGACCAACGCTTGTGTGAGAACTGTAGTTGTCGCAGTACCATCACCACCTTCCTCACTAGTGCGAACAGCAGCCTTCCTGAGCGTCTGGACACCAATTTGCTCATATCTATCATGTAATTCAATATTCTTTAGAATGGTAACACCATCATCTACTTCAATAGGATCAAGTCCTTGAAACTCAATCATTGCAGTCATTCCTACAGCTCCAAGAGTGGGTTTGACAGCATCCGCAGCAATATCAATACCTCTTTTAATCTTTGATCGTGCTTCTGCTCCTTGTGTTATTTCTTTACTCATACAACTGCAATAATATCTTCTAATCTCAATACCTTCATTCCCTCAATTTCATGCGTATGCGGTGAATACTTTGCAAAGTACACAATATCACCTACTTTAAGTATAGGGTCTTCTATGTTCGTTCCTGTCCACACTACCCCCATATCTCCTCCTATCTGCTCAATCTTTCCTTTATAAAAAAAACTATCCTGCACCTCAACGGTTTGAAAACCGTCTTGTTTATCTTCTTCTACTTGTGATACAAGCACTCGATTTCCTAATATTCTCATTGTTATGTGTTTTTACGTCCATATAATAATTGATATCCCGACTCAAAAGGCTGAATGAGGTCATTGTGATGCTTCCCTCTATCATTAGCCACCTGCAACGATTCCGACCAATACGGATCATTAAACTTATCTGTAATGTGTTTAATACACCAATTCCCACACTCATGCTTGCTCTTATAAAAAGCTATCCTCTGCGCTGTATTACTCCAATCAGTCTCAACTTGCTTCCATGCCAACTCTGCAAAGTCTTCACTACAAACATCGCACCAAAACTCTGTTACCTCCAACCGTTTAGCCATTTGTATATCTTTGTCACGTTCAGCTTGCTCTTTTACTCTATTCTGGTGGATGATCTTATCCTTAGAGCGTACTTCTTGCCGTTCAATGAGGTTACGAATATGGTGATGATGCTCAATGTCTGGGCGAGGGATATGCTCGTACTTCATAAACCTCTTATTCTTTTATACCAACCACTCATTCCACTATCTTCTTTCTGTAGCTCGTCATATTCTTCTTCTGTACCTTCACCAAAAAACACCGCCTTGCCATTTGGTGCGTCTGGTATCTCCTCTATCTGTTCCGGTGTAAGTTTTTCAAGAACCTTCATATCTTTCTTGCTCAACTTCCACAATCGTTTAAATCTATTCAACATCTTTAGGCTGTCTTAATAGTTTTTTAATATCTTCATTTATTACATGCACTTTTTGCTGTACCTGTTTAGAGAAAATAAAATTATATGTGTTGTTTGTTTGTTTCTTCGTATCATCAACAATTCCATAAATAGCTGTAGCGTGTTTCAGTCCTTTATCAATAGCGGTGTAATCATCATCTTCGCCTTTTGTAGCGTTAAGCAGCACATCAATCTTACTTGCAATTCTTTTAGGATTGATGCCTTGTTTCTTTAAAGCATCAAGTAAACCTGTCTCCGCTAGAGCTTCTTGAAAACCCTCAGATTCTATTATTCTCTTAGGATCTTGAATGATTGTGCCATATCCAACATTTGCCAACACTTTTCCAGTATGTAAAGGCTTATCACTCAATTGGTTCTCAATAATAGCTCTCGCAGCATTTCTTTGTCTAGGTGTTGGAGTCTTCCTGTTTTGCTTCTCCTGCATCATCTTTAGTTACAACCTTCATTAAATTAATAGTAGTTGATGTTCCCATTTGTGCGTTGTGCTTTTCAAGTACCGCTTCAAGATCAGTAGTGAGTGCTTTTAGTTCTTCCTCTGTGAGATTAGTTACCTCCTTCTTTAATTCCTCCATGTGATTATTTGTTATTTGTTAATCAATAATACTCAATATTATACCATAACTTGACAGAGTAGTTATCCACATTCATAACTGTATACACCTTGTGTATATATACAGATAGTGTATACTATAGATAGGTCAAGAGGAGCATTAAACAAATAACAAATAACAAAAATACTATGACAACAAAAAATGCAATCAAGAAGTTAGAAAAATTAGGATATAAAGTTGAAAAAGCAAGTTCAAGAACATACAGAGCCACACTAAGAGGAGGAGTACTGGAGTTTAGCCAAAACGGAGAAGACCAAGATGCAAGTATCGTATGTATAGGAGTACGAAACCACAATGACGAGAGCGACCCAATGACAGATTACTGTGCATTTACTTTTTATAACAACCTTACTCAAGCACTAAAATATAATATTTAATATGACAAAGACATCAATCCAAACAGAACTTATGCGTAAGCTCCACAAATGCCTTCGATGCAAACATCAATGGCTCGGAAAAGAGAACCCACAAACATGCTCAAAGTGTCGATCTCCGTACTGGAATAAGCCTAAAAAATAACACCTCAAAACCACCTACTTTCGCAGGTGGTTTTTAGCACACCCAAATGCCTACAAATGACAAGGTGAATAGTGAATAGCACTCTCAACTCCCCCCCATATATACATACTTTATATATATATATATATATCTATTAAGTAAGAATTACTATTCACCTATTCACCTTTAGGGATTAAACGGCTTAAAACAACAATAAAAAAGGTGAATAGTACTATTCACCACTGTTCACCTTTTTTCGTCTTACTATTCACCTTTTTAGCATTTCATAATAAAAATACAACCTGTCAAATGACAAGTTGTATTTAATGTGGTCTTATGGGTGAATAACCTTTTTAAAAGGTGAGTAGTGTTCACCTTTAGAAATCATCTTTTTCTCGGATAAATCCAGCTGTATTTACCTCATAATATTTCTGTAATTTAAGCCCACACCACACATTTCCATTTTTGGTATGCTTAGTAAAAATGTTACTAAATTTATTCAATCCATGCTGCTTCAACATCACTCCAAATCTTTGTGGAGTGAGTGAATTAGAATATTTATCAGGGTTAAATTGTTTGTATGCTTCCAGTAACATTTTAGTCTTAACAGGTGTTGATTCTTCATCAAATACAAAGTATTCATCAAGAAACTCTGCAACTGTATTGCTACTGGTTTTATAATCCTCAATCATATCCTCATGACCTTCAATCATAGTAAACCCATTGTTCTTATTCAGGTCTGCAAGTCCTCTCAACATACGATTCAATACACCAGATGCTTCATTCTTCAATATAGTACGTATATTCTGATTCACTGTCATGCTGTCATAAAAAGAATACTCCAAGTAAATAAGTATCATACGTCTATATATACCCATTTCAGCACTTCTAGGTAGTGTGTTGGCAGTGAGTATACATTTGAGCTTGTTATCAGCTTCTATAATCCCATTGATACCTTTACGCTCTACATTTATATGTTGACCTGTTACAAGGTTAATCAATGAGTTACCCATATTAGATCGTGTTACCTCCACTTCATCAAACCAACATAAGTGTTTCCCTACTAGAGATGATCCACGAAATCGAAACGAATCGCTAGATATATCCTGTAATCCTATCTGTGTCGAACATTCACCAAGTACATCACTCCAACAATCAAGCAACGTACTCTTACCACTTCCGGGCTTTCCTATCAGTACCAGCATCTTTTGTTTGGTAATATCAGGTGTAAGTAATAAACCACTAAACTGATCTATTGCACGCACTTGGTCTTTCTTCAATTTAATCTGTTCATCTAGGAACTTATCATAAACAGGACACTCAGCTGTAGCGTCATACATAACAGCACTTACTCTCCTACTTCTAAAGGAAGGTGTATGTGGTGTGAACTTGAGTGTATGTATCTGCACCCATCCATTATGAGCATGGAACCAATCGTTGTCTGTATCGAAATCATCATAGTGTACACCTCTATCAATATGTTCAGCTCTATACTTTGCCATTATAATTTTAGCAGTACCCTCAGTAGCGTTTAGTTCAAATGATTCCTTTATCAACATGCTAATAACGTACCCACGTACTATAGAGAAGTTCACCTCATCATATACACCTGTTTGCTTGTTGTAGTTCCAGTACACCTTGTCTTCACCTAGTTCAAAGAGTAAGTGTGGGTATGCAATAGCTACGTTCTTATGGAAGTTAGCAACATATGCTTCCTTTAATATCTTCTTAACTGCGTTCCAGTTCTTCTCTTGCTGGTCTGCTGGTATCGCTATGTGCTTATAGTATGCACTTCGTTCAGGAGTATCATCGACATCTTTAATAGGGTCTAAACCCATATCTGATAATTGTTTGTTCAATTCATCAAGACTTTTTATATCTGACATGTGTCTTATTGTACCACAAGGGTGCATATCTATATTGCGTGTAACTGTGGATAAGTGCAAGTTTTTTATTGCAATAAATATGTTACAATATTAAACATGGATGAAAAAGAAAAATTAATCAGAGGATTATTAGATAATAAACGTACAGAATTAATCTGGGCGTTATCTTTACAAAAATACACACAGTCTGACATAGCATATATGCTACGTGATGCTGATGTTTCTACTATAAGTAGAACCATTAATAAACGTCCACCTACATGGAAGCCTAAGTGGGTTAAACAAAAATAACATGATAAAAAACATACTAAGACTATTCACACAGATAGTAGGGTTCGTTACACTGTTCTTAGCAGTAATGATACTCTTCATCAACTTCGTAGCATGGGATAACTTATTCTCTATAATAGACTTATTCCAATTAGCGAGGATTATAATCGTTTCATCTGCATCAGCCACAGCAATGGCTGTAGCACTAGACTATGAAAGTTTTAAATCTATCTGAAGCCCTAACCATCTTCAACCCTCACCTATCAGATATCAAGGAAGCACTGATTGAGAACATGAACTATGCTATATCACAGCTACATACACCGACAAACTGGATACAGGAGGAAGTAAGAAAGATAGAGGTACAGAACATCATAGAGAAACCGTCACGTGTAGTGAAGCGTATCGTGGCACTACAACAACCACGTACAGTGAGTCAAGCGTTCAACTCTATCACCGATGCAGATATAGAACGTGCAAAGGAGTTTCCTATTGAAGAGTTGTACGATGGAACGTTGCAAGGTGGTATGGGTAAATGTCCATTCCACGAAGACAAAACAGCATCTCTATCTTTCAGAAGATATAACAGATTCAGGTGTTTCGGTTGTGATGCGAGAGGTAGCGTTATTGATTACTACATGAAGAAGCACAACGTGGACTTTATTAGGGCTGTGCAACAGCTACAAGGTTAGAGATATGAATAGAAATTATCTTGGTGAAGTATATGGATGTTTAACTGTTATAGAGAAATATACACATTCTGATCGTAAAATTTTAACAAAATGTGTATGTAATAAATTTGTGAGAATACCTCCATTGCATATGAAAAAAGCTAAAAACCCATCTTGTGGGTGTATGAGTAGCCAAAAAATTAAAGGAATATGATCTGCACTAAATGCACAAAAGACAAACACTACAGTGAGTTCACTGTAAATAAACACAATGTAAGTGGGTACTCCTATAACTGCAGATCTTGTGTTAAAGAGAAGTATGGATTCTCCAAGAAAGAAGACATCTTCACATCTAAAGTGAAGAACTACAAAGACTATTTAAAAGCAGATGAAGAGAGGAGAGGTAAGAATAAAATATGAAACTCAAATCATTCAACGAGAACATAACACTAGACTTCGATGTAGCAAGTCACGAGTACCACTACAACGGCAAGAAGTTACTGTCTGCGTCTACTTTTGTAAAGAAGTATGAGAAGGAGTTTGACAAGGAACGTATCAGTGCATCATTCAGTGCTGATTGCAACGTATCGCAAGCAGATGTATTACAGATGTGGGAAGATAATGGTAAGTCAGCGTCTACCTTCGGAACTGCTATACATCTTGTGTTGGAGAACTACTTCAAGAACGAAAAAACAGGATGTAGGGTACGTGTAGCAAAAGGCAAGGAGCACAACGCAGCGATGCCTAATCACCCATTTTTACGGAACCTTATACTTTCATTGAAACCGTTACTAACTAAAGGTGATTCTGTTCAAGAAGCATGTCTATCACTCCACAAACAAGGTATTTGTGGACAGTTGGACAGGCTCTTGATACTGGATAGTGAGAAGAAGA